TTCAGTAGTTCCTGTTCCAGTTTCCCATGTGGATGTAGCTTGATCTCCTATTAGACCAGTTTGAGTGCCAGAGGTATTCACTACTTGTGTGTCATCTAGGATACGAAACTTGTCATTTGTCTGATCTAGGTAAGCTACAGGTATCCAAGCATCATTACCATTTGCTCTTATGTATAAGGTAAAAGCATCAGTATCATACCACCATTGATTAGCGAAAGTAGTGCTAGGTGCAGCAGTTCCTGAGTTGTTTGTAGCTATAGCTGATAGTACATTATTAATGTCAGTTCTAGCAGTAGTTGCTGTTTGATTAGCTATGTTGTAGTCATGTTGTGCCATATTAGTATTCCACTATCCCTTCCAAGATGCTTATGCTTGGTGATACGTTGTTGCTGGTACTGTCGAGTTCAGCTTTGAATTTAAATGCTCTTCCTGTTACTTCACCCGCTGCTACTTGCCAAGCTCCCCATGTAGGTGAACCAGCAGGGTCATCATTCGTTGCAGCTACATAAATGGTTGTATTGAAGTCACCGTAGGGCTGGTCTTCATCTGACCAATCGTCCCAATTATTAGGCCAAGTATCCCAGTTGTTAGGGATGTCATCCCAATTAACTACTCCTCCAGAAGCATTAGCGTGATGCCTAGTAGATGTTAAGTTAGTTGATACCCTTACAGTTCTAGTTGAAGATGTGTCTAAGTAACCTGTGAACTCATATGTACCTGTAGAAGGTGCAGTAGCAAAACTAGACAATCTTAATTCATCAGGGTTTGGACCTGTAGCTACAGCTACGTTAGTCTTACTACCAGCGAAACTTGGGTTTTCAGTGTCAGTTTGTATAGTTCCAAGTACAGGTAGATCAGAGGGTAAAACTACAAGAGATGTTGAAGTGCCTTCGTTACCGGATTTATCATAAGGTTCAATAAAAAACGTTCCCGATAAAGCTGGATAGGTTACCGATGTTGCTGGTCTAGCTATTTTATCTATTATGACAACAGGTGAACCATCGTTAAATGAAGCTGTAGTAGAAGAACTATGCCATAGTTTGTAGTACGACAGATCTAAGTCACTGGAAGCAGTCCAACTAAAAAACACAGTACCACCTGATAATGTTTTGGTAAATGTAGATGGGGCAGCGGGACCAGTAGTGTCGGCTTCTACAGTCTTCTGTGCGTCTGTGAAATCACCTTTAATACCAAAAGCATTGATAGCTCTAGCTCTAACCTCATATATTACTGTACCTGATGCACCCGCTAGAGGTGTCTCAATGTCTAAAATCTCAAATCTACCTAAGTCACCTGTACCTAATACACTGTAAGTTGAATCTGTAGATTTCTTGTACTCTACTTCAACGTAGTCTACCCTCTCAGAAGCAGTAGACGAAACATTTACTACAAGAACGTTAGTTACATGCTCGTTAATAATCCTATACTCTTGACTAAGAGTTACAGCCACGGTCGGAACATCAAAAGGCGATGGTAAAAGTGTGTTATCACTCTCATACACCACCCCATCGTCTACATCGTCAAATACAGACTCACGGGTTTCTCTAAGAGACATACTAACTAGAAGATCATAGTTATCTTGTACACCAAAGCTCCAAGTAGAAACTTCAAACTCTTTATTAACCCAACCAAACCTAGTGTTACTTAAGCGTACTATGTCTCCAACTTGAACTTGAAAAGCTCTTAAACCAAAAGTAGCTTGTACACTAATCTGTTGTCTATTACGCTCTAAGTTTATGAGAGCTATACGCCTAGCTTCTGTTGTATTATCTGTGAAAGGTAACTCTAAATCAATTACACTTTCTTGACCGCCATCAGAAGCTAAGAGCGTATTATAAGTAGTTGAGTTAAGTTCAGGAACTTGAGGGAAGTCAGAAGGTTGATAGTCACTCTCTGGCCCTCTAAATGTACCTTTAACTACGTTGAAGTTATCTCTACGGGAGTGTCTGGTGCTGATTGAGATACCTGACCTTAAGTCATCCTCATTAAGGTCTAATACTGGGGTCGTATAGTAAGCCGGTTTCATTCTCCACTTACCTTGAGCATACCACAGTAAACCGTCCATAGAAGTAGATAAGTTTTGTAAAGCATTGTAAGGTGTAGTGTTAGTAGTAAAAGCACCGTTAAGGGAAAATCTAGTGTTTCCTGATAGAGATGGGTAGCTTAAGTAGTCACAGGCATTAGCAGCTATACTAACAAGTGAATCATCTACACTTTCAACATCTTCACTTATGCCGTAGTTATAGATAGTTGTATTTGTAGCACCCTTACCTGAAGTAATGTAATCTCTTAAACATAGAGCAGGGTTGTCAGACCAAGCTGTAGAGTTTGTACGGGTGTCATAGACTTTCTTGCCTTTAACTACGGCTGTTACTTCAGGTACACCATTAGGAAAAACATCAGCATTATACTCTAGCACAATATAAAGATAAGCCGTAGCTAACAGTTTACAGTTTATATCCCACTTTGCAGGAGGAGATATGACACCTAAATCAGAGGACGTAACTGCGGTTTGTGTAGAAGTACCTAACTTCTTAACAATGCGTACCGCCGGTCTTCCTGTTTTAAGGTAGAACTTACCGTACACATTATCATTACCTGAATCAGTAACCTCGTTTCCGGTTAAGGTTATTATTTCATCATTGAGATAGATAGTCTCAAAATCTTCTACTTCATGCCCAGCAAAAGCTAACACAGTGTGTAGGTATTTATTGTTATCTGTAACACCTTGAAAGACTATACCACCCGCTATTCTAGTTTTACCGTAGATAACTTGATGAGGCATAGTCGAACCTCTTTGAGTTAGTAGATAACCCTGATCGCCCGTTTGTTCTTCCATTGGAAGTAAGGCTTTAATTGCTGCAGATGTTCCAAGAGAAATAGCATAGGTCTTAGCGAAAGTTGACATAGCAGCTGTAGGGCCACCTGTTACATATGCAAAAGTTGCGGCAACAGTGGCGCTAATAGCAGCCCCTAAGTTGTCATTTTTATCTAACAGGTCAATATCTATACCTGTTGTTTCTGATAACCAGTTACCCATTAGCTTTCAGAACTCCTACCCCAAGCTAGTTTCTGGTCTTGCATTGTAGCTACAAAATCAAACCCTGCATCATCGCTTGCTCCAGAGATATCTCTGGATCTTTGATACTGAGAGGTGTATCTAGCTATCCTAGCTCTTTCTAAGTCAATCAACTTGTTCTCGACTTTGATCTGAACAGTACCTTTGTCAGCCTCTTCGGAAACGTTCATCTGATCCATATAGCCAGCAAATATCTCGGTCATAGACGTAGAAGAGACACCGAAGTATATTTTACAAGTTCTACCTTGATACGGTGTACTAAGAGCTAGGGCTAAAACTTCAGAGGGTAAACCAGTAATAGTAATATCAGCCCCTCTAGCGGCAGTCTCTGTAGTCTCCTCAATGGCTGATATGCCTAAAAGTGTTCCAGCACCTGTCCAATCATGCCCCTCAAAGGTAAGTGTACCTACACCAGTCCACAGACGTAATACATCTGAATTATCAAAGTCTAACTCAACAGCAAAGAAAGGGTTAACGACATCATCGTCCAAGACGTTGGTTATAGTTGAAGGTAAAGTACGAGACATTACTGAAGAGCCTCTATTGCATCAAAGGAAATGCCATAAAAGCTGGCATTGTCTATGGACCAAGCTGTAGTACTACTACCAAGTCTAAAGACACCTTTAGGGTTGCTGTAAATTACGGTCTCACCTGAGTATGTACTCCTTAGTTTAGGCCAAATTTCTAAACTACCACTGCCACTTTTATCTACTAACACTTGGTGTAACCTAGCGTCAGAACCTGTACCCAGTTGTATATAGTCACCAGCTAATAAAGTGCCTGTAAGATTAATAGTTACTGTGTCACTTCCCTCTGTTCCTGACAAAGTAGGTGTACCACTTACTGTACCTCTAGGAGTAGCATAATCAGGGTCACCTAGTAGAAAAGTACCCACAGGCCCTTTAAGAGCCATCAACATAGCTTTCCAAGCGGCTGCTAGATCTCTGCGTACAGAGGGAATAGTAACTGAGGCAGACCAGATTTGACCCTGATGCGCTATTACTTGTTGCTTATATGTAAAGGGAGACTGAGAGACAGCTACAGCATTCATAGCTCGTAGCTCAATACTCTCTATTCCTATAGTGGTGGGAGTATTAAGGGGGTAAGTTATAGCCATGATTTATCCAAACACTGATTTCATTGATCCGCCTCTACGTCTCCGGTCCATAACTGCATTTACGGATTGGTTAACGATAGTTGAGGATGACTGTTCAATAGTCTTAGTGATAAGTCTCTTGGTATCGTCTGATGTATTAGCTGATATATTAAACACTTGATTTATAGTAGCACCTCCAATACCTTGACCTTTAGTGTGGTCTACAACAGTCTCTCTGGGGTGTAGCATAGCCATAAAGCCACCCTTACCGTCTAAGCCACCTGATCTTGGCCCTGAGCCTGTGTATCCACCACCATCAAACCCTGCGAAAGGGTTACTACCAGACATAAGACTTGTGATATCTCCTGATAAATCGGTTATGTTACTCACAGTTTGCTTGACTACAAGAACTCTGTATAGTTCTTTAAGAATATCGGAAGCCATAACCTTAAAAGCATCACTAACCGTTGTAGTGCCATCAACTAAAGACATGAAGAAATCATCAAAAGGCGCAGCTAATTGTTCAGCCATGTCTTTAAGGCGGTCTAATTCATCTTGTTGCTCCTTTAGAGCTTCATTCTGTTTTCTTATACTCTCTGTAAGCTTTATAGCTGAGTCTATCTGCTCAGGAGTGTATTTACTGTAAGACTCTCCCAGAGCTTTCATAACTGAAGCTCTGTCCTCCTCTACACCAAAAAGACGCTTTTGCAACGTAAGGTTCTTCATAAGCTCTTGCAGAGGATCTTTAGGAGCTTTAGGAGGTTTAGGAGGGGCTTTACCCTTAGTAGCTTTATCGGGAGCAGCCATTCTACCTTCGACATAAGCTGACATGTTTAGGTGATACTGATACTCTTCATCTGTCATACCTAAGATAGCTTTGTTACCTATCTTGGCCTGTCTTTTGAGTATTCTCTCTTGTTCTTTTAACTCTTCAGTCAGTTTCTGTTCTTCTACTAACTGAGCAACTCTTGCGGCTATTATATCGTCTGCATTTTCTGCGTGTAGAAGCTGTAGACCTAATTTAGCTTTTAGGTCTTTTATAGCTTGTTCGTCTATAAGCTTCTGTATCTCTTTTTCGTTTAGTAACCCAGAAGCTCTTTCTCTTAGTATAGCAAGCTTATCTTCTTCATTAGCTATAGCTATAGAAGCTTTGATAGCAGCATCTGCACCAGCGTCATCTAATTCTTTTTCAGCGTCTAAGAACTTTTGTTTAAGCTCTAGCTGCTCTTCAAGGAACTTCTTACGCTTCTCTTCTTTTTCCTTTAGAGCATCAGCTTGGTCTTTGAGCTTCTTGTATATCTCATTCTGCTTCTCTAGCTGCTCTACTCTCTGCTTATCACTCTTTACAAGTTGGAACCCTAGTATCTTAAGTCCGTTAGCTCTTATTCTTTGAAGACCAGACCTGTTGTCCTTTTCTTGAGAAGACAAGTACTCGTTAGCGGTTTGTAAGGCTTTCTGATACTGTAAGGCTTGCTTACCTATAGCTTCATTCTGATCGTCTATACCTCTTGTCAACTTAAAGATTTCCATATGTTGGTTCTTTATAGCGTCAGTCATAGTTTTGGTGGCAGGGGCAAAGCTCTTGGACAAGTCCTGCATACCTGTCATAGACTTCTTAGCTTTAGAAGCTGCTATTGCAATCATACCAAAAGCAGTTGCTGCGGCAACAAAGGCACCCACTACAGCACCTGTAGGACCAAAGATACCTGCTAACTGAGAACCCTGTTGACCTAGGGCTACAAGAACAGATTGTCCAGATTGTACCTGAACTATAAAGTCACCTACCTGATAACCTGCCTGTTGGAAACCTACAGACATATTCCTTTTAAACTTTTGTATTGACTTATATGAGTCTACGTTAAACCTAGCAAACTGGTTTCCCCCAGTAGCCACACCCGCAGTAAACTGTCTAAACTGTCTTTCGAGGGATTGTAGAGAGTCCTGTGCCTCTTTGTCGGATATTATCTTTTGTTTCTGAGCAGTTTTAATCTCTAGAACTTGTTTCTTATAACTAGCAAGAGCTACCCTAGCAGGAGCGTAAGCTTTTACTAACTTAGATGTACGTTTGGCATCTTCTTCTAAAAGCTTTATACGTTTCTTTTCTTGATCTATTAAGATTTTATCCGTAAGTATCTTTTCTTTAGACTTACGCATTTCCTCGTCTAAAGCTCGATTAGCTTGACCTCTTGAGATAATCTCATCTTTTACAGCTGTGTTAAGCTTTTTCTTTACAGCTTCCAGTCTTCTTGTTTCATCTACTAAACGTTTATTTTTAGCTGCTACAGCACTGTAGTCCGCAGCCAATCTTCTTGACACTTCACCAGCCCGCATAAACTCATTAGCAGCAGCCTTTAGCTCTTTCTTACCTCTGACCTCTATGTCTAGTATTATGTCAGCCATTCTGTGTCCTTATGAAAACTGTGTCTAAGAGTTTGATTGCTTCTACATCTCTAGAGGAGACACAGGAATTAGTTAGTTCTGCCCAAGATTTTATATCGGTGTATGTAAGAGGATTAGGTCCATTGTAGCCGTTAGTTCTAGCTGAACTTAACGCAATAAAGGCAGACCATATGTGAGATACCAACGTGGGAAAGGGAGGGCTTTCTAATTCCTTTGGTGTCTTACCGGTCTGCCTTTGTACTTGTTGCAAGTGTTCTCTTTGGGAAGTGCCATTCTTGTCGGACTTACTGAGGGTGAAGCTGTGTTCCGCATACTCAATAAGCTCGTCAATCAGGCCCCTGTAAAATCCAAGCTCTCAGAGAGCGCCTCCTCGATTTGACTTCTTAGCCAGAAGACCTCAGAGTAAACTTCCTTAGCTTTAGCAGAGGTTAGTTTCGGCTTCTCACCACCGTAAGTAATATCCCAACCTTTGGTAACCTTACCTAAAAGATCTATGGTGTCCGTCTCTAATTCTGCAGAGGTGTACTTATTATTGGAAGTCTTTTGTAGCTTTGCAATTCTTCGATCTTGCTGATCGTGTACAGCCCCACGATACTCTTTAGAGTGTTGAGCATGTACCGTAACAGTCATCTCGCTACCATCATCATTAGTCAGTGGCTCAAGAGTGTTAGGGTGTCTTAAGATTACTTCAATAGTATCTGACTTAGGTTTTAAATCCATCAAGTCCATGTCGAGTTCCTTTCGGGTAAAAGCTGTCGGGTTGATTAATTAAAGGGGGAGCATTAGACCCGACACCAACACTCCCCCGCCCTAGCTAGGGATTCTTATGACCTTGTAATAGTAAAGTTAGTTGTATCTGTAGTGTCATACAGGGCTACAAACGACATAGAGATAACACGGCTAGTTGGGCCATCTACACCTACATCTGCACTATTAATCTTGGCCCGTGGGAAATTGAAGGTTAGTGTGTTTGTACCATCACCTACCACTACATTAAGCTCTGTCTCTGTCTCGTTAATGAACCTGTTTACAAGGGCTGCATCTTCAAAGTAGGCAGACATAGTACCTTCAACTTCAGCACGACCTACTTCAAGCTGTGGGGCAGAGTCACTACCTACAACAAAGGTTGGTGCAAAGGAGTTATTAAGAGTAAAGTCCATACCTGTGATAATAGCAGAGGCAGAAGGAGTACCACCTGTATCTCCGATAGAAAGAGAGCCTGAGTATGCGTCAAAAGGAGAGTTGTTTGAAGCTGCAGTTAACGTCTTCTGAGCATCACTTATACCCATGTCTTTACCTACGATACCGAAGGTAGTTGTTACCATTTGGTTAGGGGCGATAGAAACACCCATTGTAGATACTGTACAACCTGTAAATACTCTAGACTGATCAATATCAGCTGCATAGTCTTCAAGGGAAAAGAACTTAGGTGTAGTACCTACTTTTAGAGCATTTCCAGAGAAAGTATTAAGCATTGCAGATTCAAGAAAAGGGTCAAAGTCTGCTTCTCTTAAGTCTGCTACTATTTCCCCAGATACCTGTTTGTTACCATGACGATCATGGCGAGGCATACGGTCAGCTTGAATGTCAGTACCTGCTACACGATCCTTAGATAAGTTTATACCGTGAGTACTGAATGGAAGGGATGTGAAGTTACCAGAGGGAGTCGTACCAAATGTGCTTTCCACAATGTACGATAGGCTGGAACGAGAACCTTGTGCGAAGGCCATGTTGTATTCTCCTAATTGTTATAACAGTACCATCCGATACTTACCGGAACATAGTACCAAGGTGTGTCTAGTAAACCTTGCCTTCTTTCGGCGTAGTCAACAGATACAGTGATTGAGTTGTGAGTTATGTGAGTAGTAGCTTCAAAAGCTTCTATTAGAGTGTTGGCAAAGGCATCTGCGGTAGCAGGGCCATTACCCTCTGGACAATATACTTGGAGCCTAAAGACGCCTTCGTATCTTTGTTGAGGGTTAAGCCCTCGGACTGCGGGTCTACGAGATGTCGGTATAAAGTTAGTCTTTATGTAGCTTGTACCTGTGGTAGGTTCAAAGGATACATTCTCATAAGCTATTTGTGTGGGTATATTAGCTGTATTAGACAGCTTGATCTCAAGAGCAGCTCTTATGTCATCGTGAATACTAGCCATTACCTTAATACACTCCTAAGAACCTCAAAAGTTGCATACCTGTTTTCTACTTTGTTAGCGTGGGGCGCTCTGTTAACAAAAGTAGCTCCTTCTAAGGTGTCTATAGACTCCAGTTGACCGTAAAGCCTACTTGTCATCTCGTTTAAAGCAGAGTTAGGGTCTATGCCCCTCTCTTTTCTACTAGAGCTTATGGCAGGTCCAGAGCTATCCCCTCTTCGGTTAAGTGTCATTGACTTGGCATATGCACCAGTGTCTACAGGTACTACAGAGTTGTCATCTAAAGTGTCTATAGCTCTTTCTATCTTACGAACTAAAAGCTCTTGGGCAAACTGCGTGACTCTTTTAGATTTCTTAGTAAGTCTAGGGCTAACAGTAACTTGCATTATTCCCTCACATCACATAAAAAGCAAATCTTAACACCGTTAGAGAAGATAGTAACAACAGATACAATACTAACTGTGTCTCCGCTACCGACTATCTGATCTTCGTCATCAGGCTCTACTATTAACCCTAGGGCAGGTATAACACACTTACGATTACTTCTTCTAACTTGATCAAAGTCTGCTATGATACCTTGGTCGTAGTTATAGAAGTAACCATTAAAAGTATGGTCTGTAGTAGATGATCCAGATACTGTACCTGTGGTAGGGTTATATGTACCTGCATTAGATACCTTACGAAGAGTAAGGGGTTCACCAAACTCATCCACCATCTTAAGAAGGTTATAACCTCTTGAGAATGCCATAGCCTATTCCTTATTTAAAGTCGTAGTCTGAGCCACTGTATCCAGGGGGGTTTCTAAACCTGTCTCTTCTAAACGAAGGTGTAATGCGATCTGTGTTTTGCCTTACATTGTCTACATTTGCAATACCTATACCACCAGCTTTTACACCTACAACTGCACCAGCTTTCTTACCTTGATGTTCTAAGTTTTCAGCTAGGTTAATGTAGTGAGCTTGTAAGTCGCTATAGTTAGCACTAAGGGCACCAGATAGATCTTGTGTAATTCTACGAGAGTATTGTGCAGCTATGGTTCTGGCAGACCAAGATGCAGCTCTGTAGACGTTGTTACCAGTTTGAGCTAATCCAAAAATAACTTCTTCATTAGAAGTCTGTTGATCATTTTGATCAGTATCTCCTAAGAGAAGACGTACAGCATTTAGTTGACCAGAAGCTGTAGCAATATCTAAGTCAGTTTCGTCATAGCTCCAAGCCATTATTAGGTCTCCATGTGTCCGTAATTTCTACGCCAGCTACGAATAAGCCCACGTTGTTTATCGGGTATTTTAGAGAGTTTACATTTACTCTTATCGTAGTCTGTCTTACT